GCTGATGTTGGATGAAAGTTCCCTGATCCAGAACGAGAACGCCAAACGGTCAAAGTTCATTCTTGGGCTGAAACCGGATAATGTGATCCTTCTGTCAGGCACCCCCACGGGCGGCAAGTATGAAAACCTGTGGAGCCAATGCCAACTGTTGGGGTGGAAGATTTCAAAAGAACTGTTCTGGAAGCAGTACATTCAAACGGAATGGGTTGAAACCGATGGATTTTGGCGGCAACAGATTACCGGCTATAAGAATGTTGACCGGCTGAAGATGAAGCTGGCCGAACATGGGGCCGTTTTCATGACTACCGAACAGGCCGGGATCAGCCTTCCAAAACGGAACTGGATTAAGGTCAAAACCCGCCCTTCACCCCTTTATTGGAAGTTCTGGAATGATCGCTATATTGCGATTGACAGCGCCAACCTTGGTGAATTTGAACTGGATGCGGATTTCTACGGTTCCAATGCCCATTGTGAACGGGAATTGATCGGTGATACCAGTTTGACCCGCCGCCTTTACGCCCGTCAGCTTTGCGGCCTATATAACCCGGCCCGTTATGAAGCCTTCCGGGATTTGGTGAACAGTACGGAAGATCGCTTGATCGTGTTCTATAACTTCACGGAAGAAATGGAACGCCTGAAGGGGATTGCCAAGGGCCTGAACCGGCCTGTGTCTGTTCTTTCCGGTGAAGAAAAGAACTTGGATGCTTACCGATACCAGCACAATAGCATTACCTTCATTCAGTATCAGGCCGGTGCAATGGGCGGTAACTTTCAGCTTGCCAACAAAATCATTTACTTCAGCCTTCCCCAAGGTTCGGAATTGTGGGAGCAATCCCAAAAGCGTATTCACCGCCTTGGGCAAGAACGGCCCTGTTTCTATTACCTGATGATCTGTCCGGGAACGGTTGAAGAAGATATTCTTTCCACTTTGGAAATGAGAAAGGACTATACCGATGAACTATTCAGAAAGTATGAGCAAGCGGCAACAGCGCCGCAAAGCCCTTAACCAGCGGTTCAGGCGGATGTTCCTTGTGGCCCTTCTGATGGGCCTTGCAATGGGGTTTATATTTGGGCGCTGTTCTGCTGTCAACAGCAAGGCCCCGGATGCTCCCATTGAACCGGATCAGCTTACCGCCGTGACCCCGGATGTGATCTTGGAGCCGGTGGAAACTCCGCTGGTGGAAGAACCCGCTGAACCTGAACCGGTGCTGTTGGGCAGTTTCAGAATTACCGCCTATTGTTCCTGTGAAAAGTGTTGCGGTGAATGGGCCAAGAACCGGCCCAACGGCATTGTGTATGGTGCCGCTGGTGTGGAACTGAAAGCCGGTGTTTCCTGTGCTTCCCCGCTTCCCTTGGGAACCGTGGTGGAAGTGGAAGGCTTGGGTGAATACATCGTTCAGGATCGCCCCGCCCAATGGGTGATTGACAAATACGGTGAAAACCAGATCGACATTTATTTTGACAACCATGAAGCCGCTTCCGCCTTCGGCCTGAAGCAGTTGAATGTTTATCTGAAAGGAGAACCCGAAAAATGATCAAATGTGAAAATGCTTGCCCCCGTGGAAAATTTGATGGGTGTTGCCACAAATGCCCGGATTTCCACACTTGTCCTGATTCCTGTCAGGAAAACCCGAACGCCTGTGGTTCGGCCACCTTTGATGAAGAAACGGCCCTTCAGGAGTTCAAGAACACCCAGCTTGCCACCCTGAACGCCATTGCTTCCCTGACCGCCCACAAGAAGGCTATTGAGGATCAGGAAAAGGAAATGAAGGCCAAGCTGTATGAAGCAATGGTGAAGTTCGGCGTGGATAAGTTTGAATCCGATGTTCTGAACCTTACCCTTGTGAAGCCCACCAATGCCACCAGCATTGATTCCGCCAAGCTGAAGAAGAAATACCCGGACATTGCTTCCGAGTGTTCCAAGACCACCGCCAAGGCCGGTTATGTGAAGATCACCCTGAAGGAAGGTGGGCAGTAATGACCGTTGAACAGATTGAACTTCGGAAGATTTTAACCCAAATGTTGGCGGATAACGGGATCAACCGTGAAACCATCAAAGGCTTTGTGGAAGAAATTGTTTCTGAAAAAGTTGATCGGGCGATTGACCGGATTATTCATGAAACCAACATGGATTCTCTTGTGAGAACAACGATTCAGAACACTATCAACCGCACCATTTCTGATGAAGTGAGCTGGAATGTTCGCCGGGTGCTTGGAAGGGTTTCAATTTCCATTGAAACCCACGGGAACTTCAGGGGTGAAGCCGATGGAAAAGCAGATTGATATTTGTGCCACCTGTGTTCACGATGAACCCGGTTATTGCTCCGTCATTGGCACCATTCCCCATTGCTGTTCCCGCCATTGGCATTGCGAACCGGGAAAAGCCGCAAAGGACTATGTTCCCAAACAGGAAGAAGGTGAAGCTGATGGCAAGGGATGAAGTATGGGATGCCCTGAAAGATCATGCCAAACAGGTTCATTCAGAACGGGTTGCAAAGAACCCTGACCGGATAGCCTATGCCATTCAGCAGTTTGAAGCCCACGGCATTGAATACCAACTGAAGAATGAGCAAACCGGACATTTCCATTGTTGGCGGAAGTCTGATGATAAACTGTTCCAATTCTACGCTGGAACAGGAAAAATTCAGGGCTTCACCCAAGTCAGAGGTATTCACAGCCTGATTCAGATGTTGGAGGGTTGAGCCGTGGCCGGTGAAAAAAACTTTGAAAACCGCCTGAAGAAGTGGCTGGAATCTGAAGGGATATACCCCTTGGGTGAACCTGTTGATCGCATGAGCGCCCCGCCCTGTGGCTTCTATGAAAAGCGCTGGGGTGGAAGCCGGTATGTGAAAAGCGGCCTTCCCGATATGCGGATCACCGTGAAGGGCATTGCCCTTGAAGTGGAGTTGAAAGCCACTAACGGAACCCCATCTGTGCTTCAGAAGCGTAATATTCGCCAAATCAATAATAGCGGCGGAATAGCAATGGTGCTATACCCACAAGGGTTTGACACATTCAAAGACATAATAAAGGGGGTGAAATCGTGTCCACAAGATTTTCCCATAGCCGGGTTGAAGTGTTTGATCGTTGCCCATTCAAATATCGGTTGCGATATGTTGATGGATTAGACACGATCCCGAACACGGATGCAGACAACGCCCTGATCCTTGGCACCGCCCTTCACACCGGCATTGAAGAAGGGGTTGAACAAGCCCTTGACTTCTACAAGAACAGCTTCCCGGTTCTGACGGATGATCACATTCATGAAATGATGAAGTTGGAAGCCATGATCCCAAAGGCAAAGGCCATGTTGCCACCAGGCGGAACCTTTGAACTTCCAATCGGGAACGCTGATTTCATCGGCTTTATGGATTATCTGGTTCCCGTGGGGAAGGGCCTGAAGCTGGATGGCCTGATCACTGGTGAAGATTTGAATGAATTTGAAGCGTTTGATCTGTACGATTTCAAGTATTCCAACAACGCCAAGAACTACGCCGTTTCCGGTCAGCTTCACGAATACAAGTATTGGTATGAACTGACCCATCCCGGCCACCGGATCAGGAATATGTATTTCCTGATTGTTCCCAAGCCCAAGATCAGGCAGAAAAGCACCGAAACCCTTTCCCAATTCCGTGACCGCTTGCAAGCGGCCTTGAAAGATGCTGAACCAACGCTGATGCCGGTTCAGTACAACCCCATGAAGATTGTGGACTTCCTGACCGATGTGAAGCACATGGTTGAAGCCACAGACTTTCCCAAGAACCCAAACCATTTTTGTGGATGGTGTGAGTATGAAGAATATTGTCAGAAAGGATGGGATTATATGTTACTTCCCAAGAATGAACGCCGTGATCTGAACGCCACCAAGAAGAAGGTTGTGTGGCTTTACGGCGCACCCTTCAGCGGCAAAACCTTCTTTGCCAATCAGTTCCCCGATCCCCTGATGTTGAACACGGATGGCAACATCAAGTTTGTGGATGCCCCCTATATCGCCATTCGTGACACCGTTACGGTGGAAGGCCGTATCACCAAGCGCAAGTTGGCCTATGAAGTGTTCATGGATGCCGTGGCCGAACTGGAAAAGAAACAGAACGATTTCCGAACCATCGTGGTTGACCTTCTGGAAGATGTTTATGAATCGTGCCGGGTTTACATCTGTGACCGTCAGGGCTGGAAGCATGAATCTGATGATTCCTTCCGTGCGTGGGATATGGTCAGAAGTGAGTTCCTGAACACCCTGAAGCGGCTTGTGAATCTGGACTATGAAAACATCATCCTGATCAGCCATGAGGACAGAAGCCGTGACCTGACCCGCAAGGGCGGCGATAACCCAAGGGCTTCTTCGGGGTGATTCCCCGGCCAAGATTACCACGGCCATTCAGAAGCAGTTTGGGGTTCACCGTTA